GCGCACGCCGGTGTGAACGAACAGCGGGTGTCCGAGCGCGGCCACCCGAAGGCAGAACGTCAGGTCTTCGCCCACCGGGTCAGGGCCGTTCTGCGTCTCCTGGAACCACGGGAACGCCTCGTTGAAACCCTTGTCCGCCATCTGCCGTAGGACGCTGCGGTGGATCAGCAGGAACGCCGCACCGGTCGCCGCGCACTGCACGACGGCGCCCAGTTCGTAGGTGGGCATCCGGATCGTGGTTAGGCGGCCGTCGATCTCGGCGAACTGGTAGATGGTGGGGAACAGCGCGCCGCCGCTCATCCCGAAACACAGGCCGCCGATCACCGGCCGCTCGGTCGGGTCGGCCGCGTCCAGCAGCACGTCGATGTCCGTCGGCGACCACTGCATGTCGGCGTCGATCCACAGCAGCCAGTCGGCGTCGTTGCGGTCCAGGAACCGCTGCGTGACCGTGTTACGGGCCGCGGACACGTTGGCGCTCGACCACTCCTGGTAGATGTTCTTGATCCGGCGCGGCCTGGCGCCCATGCAGTCGTAGAACAGCGTGGCGATCATCGACTCAGTGAAGTACGACGACACCTGGCCGGGGTGGATGTAGGCGATGCACACGTCTTTGCGTGCCGCCTGGCGGGCGCGGCGTGCCTGACCCATGGCGGTCCTCTCGGTGGGGGTTCCTCTCGGTGGCGGGGGGTGGCGGGGTGGCGCCGAGAGGAGCACCACCCCGCCGTGACGGGTGCTTAGGCCGTCAGTCGAGGTTCCCGGCTACGCCTTGCCGAGCCGGAAGGCGTTGACATCGCTGACATCGCCGCCGACGCGCTTGTAGGCGACAAGGCCGCGCTGGCCGGTCGGGATGCCCGAGCCGTCCACCACGTTGGGGATGAACTCGACGTTCACGCCCAGCCGGTCGTACACGATGTACTGGCTGAAGTCGCCGAGCACGATCAGGATGTTCCCCGAGGTGGTCGCGGAGACCATCGTGGAGGAACGCGCAACCGGCAGGTCCAGCAGGACGTTCCGGTTGGTCATGTCGGTGATCTTCACGCCGTCGGTGCCGACGATCTGCTGCTCGATCGTGCGGTACGTCGATTTGTTCATCACCCAGGTGGAGGTGTCCTCGTAGCGCACCGGAAGTGCGGCGAGAACGGCCAGGGTGTCCGCGGCCGAGGCCGAGGTGAACGAGCCGCGGGTGGTGAACGTCACCAGCGAACCGGCGGTGCCGGACACTGCGGTGATGACACCCTTCGGGGCGTTGGAGCCGGAACCGCTGATGAACGCGGCCGACTCGGCGAAGTCGATGCTCTCGGCGATCAGGCCGGGGAGCTGCGCCTGCAAGTTCGAGTCTTGGAAGATTTCGAACGATGCGGTGACGTAGGCGGTGAGCATCGCCGCGTCCACGGTCACGCCGCCGGTGGTCGGAGAGCCGTCGGTGAACGCCGACCCCTCAGCCTTCCACGCGGTGGTGACGTTGGACACGGTCACGCCGTTCCACTTGTCCTGCGTTCCGGTGACCACGCGGGCGATCCGGCGGATCGGGTTCTTCGTGGCGTCGCCGGTGTGGATCAGCGTCGGGTCCAGCAGGAACGGCAGCGCATAGCCACCGTTCGCGCTGGTCAGCGACATGCTGGCACGCACCGCAGCCGCCTCTTCAGCGGTGTAGACGGGTGCGCCGCCGCTGGCCAGGTAAGCGCGGAACGCCGACATGTACGCCGGCGAACCGTAGGCCATCGCCATGCGGGCAGCGCCGGGCACCTTCTCGATCATCCGCGTGGCGTTCTCGCGGTGCTCGTCGCTGACGTGGAACGGGCCACGGTACGAGGTTTCCTCCACCGCGGTCAACGCGCGCGACTGCAACTCCTCGTCGGATGCGTGGCGCACCGCGTCGAGGTTGTCGAACGGGCTGGTACGGCTGGACACCTGCAACGTGCCCCACTTGGCGCGGGATGCGGCGACACGCTCGGCACGCGCAGCCTCGGCCTCGCCGTCGGCGATGTCGGAGCGGACCTGCGCCAGTTCGGCGTCGAGCGCGTCCCAGCGGACCTGCTCGTCGTCGCTGAGGGAGCGTTCGCCCGCCTCGCTGTCAATGGTGCGGAACTCGGCCTCGATCTCCTCGGCCCGTGCCCGCAGAATCTCGATGTTCTTCATCATCGGGATGTTCCTTTCAGGGTTAGGTTGGTGAGCATCGCCGTGCGCCGTTGCGCTGGCGACATTCCCGAGTGGAGTGGCGTGGCGGCCGGGTCCGGGTCGGGGGTGGGCTGATCCGTGCGGGCGGGGTGCCCGGTGGTGTCAGCCTCGGCCACGGCGTGATCTGCGCCGTGGAGGTCTTCGGGTTCGATCGCACGCACGCCCGCGACCAGAGCGCCCGCATAGGCGGGGAAGGTGACCACGGAGGTTTCGCGCAGGCCCGCCTTGGTGCGGACCACCGGCTCGCCGTGGGTGATCGGGTCGCCAGGCGCCGGGTCGATCGGGCGGAAACCGATCGAGAACGAGTCCAGCACGCCCTCGCGCAGCAGCTCCAGCACCTCGTCGCCCTTGGAGGTCTTGGCCACACGGAACGCGCCGAACAGCCCGGCGGTGTCGTCGCGTAGTTCCACGGCGCGGCCGATCGGCTCGTCGTGCTGGTGCTGGTACAGGAACTTGACGCCGCGGAAGTCGCCGTTACGGGCCAGGATGTCGCGGGAGAACGCACCGGGGGCGAACATCTCCTCGTAGGCGGGGCCGCCGTCGGACACCCGCGCCACCGTGTTGTACGGCACGAGGATGCCGTGAACGGTGCGGCCGGTGCCGTCGGAGCGAATCTCGATGTCGGCGACGTAGTCGCGGATGAGGTTACTCACAGGGTTACTCCTTCTGTGATGGTCAGTTCAAGATCGAGCAGCATGAGTAGCGCATCCGCGTCTCGATCGATCCCGGTGAGGTCGCCGGTAAGGGTGGATGAGCCGTGCAAGGTGGCGTAGATGGCGGCGTACTGACCGGCGATGTTGGCTGGCCGTGACCAGACGACCCCGCCGCCGGTGGTGGTGCCGGTCGCGGTGAGGGCGGCGGTGAGGCTGCTGGCGCCGGTCAGGGTGGCCCGCATGGAGCCGGGGGCGGCAGGTTCTGAGGTGCTTGGTGTCCGAGCCGACCGCGCCGCCGTTCTGGATGCCCGCCACGGTGGTGCCGTCGCCGGTGAACTCGTCGCAGTTGCGCCACAGCAGCGTCGTGCCCGGGTGGGTGGACGCGGGCGGGTTGCCGTTCAGGCCGAACAGGTGATGCCAGCCGCCGGCGGTGTGTACTGGGGCGGTCAGTTTCGGGGGGCCGGTGGCTGCTCCACCGTGATCGGGGCGTCGATACGCACTTGTGCGGGCTCGACGGTCACCTGGGCCGGTTCGACGGTCACCTGCACGTCAGGGGGCTTCGCAGCCTCGACAGTGATGTCCTGGCGCTCCACGGTGACCTGCGTCGGCTCCACCGTGGTGCGGGCATCCACCTGCATCTCCGGCAGGTAGACGGCCACCTGCTCGCGGGCCGACTCCGGCGCCACGGCCTGCGCCGTGTTCGGGGCATCGCCCCATTCGACCGGCGGCAGATCCTCAATCTCGCGAACCTCGTTGACGGTGCGCCAGCCGTCCTGCAACGCCAGGCGGTGCGCCTCGTAGCGGGCCAGCGTCGTGGACTGCAGCAGCGCGTCACGGTTGAACCGGACGTACTGCGGGGACGGCAGCAGCTGCGACAGCAGCCGCTCGGCGCGGGTCAGCCACTTGTTCAACGTGAACGTCAGCAGGTCAGAGCGGCGATCCACCACGTTGGCGTAGGTCATCGACCCTCCCGTCTCATAGCCCAGCGTCTCGGCCACGGCCGGGCCGAACATGCGCGCACACTGCGCCTCGGTGAACCGCTGCGTTTCCAGGAACTGCGACTCGTTCGGGCTGATCTGGATAGGCTTCCAGTCCCAGCCCTTGCCCAGCACCGCCGGTTCACGGGTGCCGCGGAACAGCGACATCCACCGGGTCTTGACCGTCTCGGCCTGCTCCTTGGTGATGTCGCTGGCGTTGACCAGCAGGCCCGACGGGTGGCCGCCGTCGGCGAACCACTGCGCGCCGAACTGCGCGGCGGCCAGCGACGTGCCGATCTGCATGGCGTGGCGCTCGATGACGCTGGTGCCCAGCAGGCGGCCCGGCACCGGGTTGACACGGCGATGCACGAAGCGGGTCATGTCGTCCCACGGCCGGGAGTTCACCCACCACTGGATGCGGCCGTCGATCAGCGTGGCGCGCACCTGATCGGGGTGGAACAGCGACACCGCGCGGGGGTTGCCATTGCGGTCGTACTCCAGCACCTCGCCGTACATGTTGCCCCGGTACAGCCACGAGTTGAGCAGCGAATACACCCAGTCCTCAAGGCCCTGGCCGGTCTGGCCGGGGTCGCGCAGGTTCGACGGGGTCGGCAACTGCACCCGGTCGGAGCCGTAGCCGCGGAACGTGTCCAGCGGCAGTTCGGAGGCCAGCGAGCAGATCAAGTCGATGGCAGCGCCCACCGCGATCGACCGCAGCGCGTTGTCACCGTTGGCGTCCACCGTCGCGTAGTCGGTGATCGTCGCGCCCGGGTTGATCGCCGACAGTTCGAACGGCAACGTCATCGCGCGCACGGGTTCGGCCTCACGCCGACCGGAGAACAGGCCCATCAGCCGATCCGCCGGTCAAGGGCCAGCAGGAAGACGCCGGCCACGACGAGGCCCGCAGGCCAGAAGACCACGGCCGCCCCGGCGACCACCAGAGCAGCCCCGAGGAGGCCCGGAATGTAACGCACAGCAGGTCTCCTCACCACAAGTTGGAAAGCGGGTCGTATTCGGTGACGCCCCGGTGTTGCAGGAACAGCGCGTGCGCGCCGGTCACGGCCACCAGCGGGGCGGCGTCGGTGTCCACGCGGGTGCGCTCCCACTGCCAGGCGTCCAGCACCTGATGCTTGCGGGCTGCGACCATTGCCGTGGTCAGCCGCTCGTCGCCCAAGTGCTTCACCTGCGCGTTCATCACCGCGTCATAGAACCCGCCGCACATGCCGGAGAACTCCCCCGACCCGACCTTGAAGAACGGCACCTGGCCGTCGTCGCACACGCCGCGCAACTCCGGCAGCAGGGATGCCACCGGACCCGACGAGCGCGCACCGACCGCCAGCACCTGCAACCGGGACAGCCGTTCGGCGATCCAGTCGGACACCCAATCGGTACCGGGCGCGGATGCGGCCAGTTCCACCTGCGGCACGCCGTTGGCGTCGGCGCCGCACACGGCCACCACCGCCTGCGAGCGGTCGATCGCCACATCGGCGAACAGCGCCACCGGCTCGCAGATGGCGCCGTCGGACTGGCAGGCCACCCAGCGGGGCGCCGGGATCACGTTGCCCGCCCGAGGCTCGTCCCACCAGCCGCCGAACTCCCGGCCGAACTCCTCCGGTGACATCGCGCGGCGATAGTCGGCGATACGCGACTCGGGCACACGCCCGCGCACGATCGCCGAGCACGACCGGCGCCACTGCGCCGGGTCGTCCAGCACACAGCCCGGCTCGCCGATCTGGTGACCGCACCGTGCCGACGCGCACGGCTTCGTGATCGCCCACTCGGCGTAAATCTGCCCGGGTCCGCCGCTGCGGCCACGATCGCGGACCCGCCGCAGCGGGGCCGACTCCATCCGGCCGGCGGACGACGCCCGCCACAGTTTCGGGTTGGGCGTGGCCGCCATCGTCGGCAGCAGCGCACCCTCGTCAGCCTCGCTGGCCGCGTACCACTCGTCGCCGATGACCACGTCCGCGCTCAACGCGCGCCCGCCGCCCTTGGACCGGGCGATGAACTTGAGCAGCGCGCCGTTCGTCAGTTCGATGCCCTGCGTGCCCGACCCCTCGGAAATGCGACGCACCCGCCGCGACAAGTCGTCATTGGCGTCGATCACGTCGCGGAACGTCTTGAACGTGTCCGCCGCCGCCGGGTTGAACACATGCGCTGTCCACAGCGCCAGCCGCGCATCCAGCCACCACAGCGCACCCAAGGTGGCCCGCTCATACAGGCTGGTCTTGATCTGCTGGCGTGGCGCGATGACGGTGTCCTCGAACGAGTGCCACTGCTTGTCGCGGGTCTGGAACGACACCCCGGGCGGGCCGGAGAACATCGCCCGCAGCAGGAACCGCTGCTCCTGGTCGCACGGCCAGCCGACCGCCTCGCACAGGTCGATGACCTCATCGCCGCGGGTGAAGTCGAACTCGGGGACGGTCAGCCACGCCGGAACGATCAGGTCAGTGTCAGGCTCCACCAGCAGCGCGCTCATTCGCTGTCCTCCTGGCCGCCAGTTGGTCGAAGATGTCCCCGGCAGGTGTCGCCACCCGCCGCAGGTCGGCCAGCACCGCGCGCAACTCCTTGGACAGTGCCGCGTGCGCGGCACCCGGCTGGTCGCCGGCATCCAGCCGGGCTGCGATCGACAGCGCGGCCAGGGACTCCGGCCGACCCAGCAGACCGGCCGCGCGCAGCTCGGATTCGACCGCCTCGCGCGTGGAACCGGGCAGCGTGTCGGCTGCTGCGGGCCGTTGGCGCGGGGAGCACTCTTGGTGGCGTTTCCGGCGGCCTCCACGGCCCGTTTGGGGCTTCATCGGCTCACCGCACACGTCGCAGGTTCGCACGCTCAGAACCCCCTTGAAACGCCACGGATAGAAGAACGTTAAGAGCCGCCACTGAACGGCGGTGGCGGGGGCAAAAAACTCGAACCCCGGCGTCACCAGTCGCGGGAGGTGGAGCGGCTGGGTCGGCGTCCGCGCTTGCGGTTGCCGTAGGCCGCTCCGGCCGCGAAGTTGCATCGCGCATGTTCGATGCAGTGGTTGTCTTCGTCCCACATCAGGTGCGGGGCGAGGTCAACCTCGATGATGTGCCCGATCGTCCATGCCATCTCGTCGGTGACCAGTCCGCCGCAGCGGCGGCAGATGGTGGGCAGTTGGTGTGCCATGCGTGCCCTGAGCCGGGTGACCCGCGGCCCGCCCCATCCGGCCATCAGTCCTCCAGGGTCGCCAGCAGGCAGGCCAGGGTGGTGGCCAGCGTGGTGGTGGCGCGGCGGCACATGTCGTCGAGCAGGTCGGGGTATGCGGCGTCGTCGGACTCGATGACGACGTAAGTCTTGCGGTGGGCGACGGTGACGGACAGGGCCATCGGGTCCACCTCCCTGGCATGACGAAACCCACCGACTCTGCTGTTGTCGCTGA